CTTTCACCAAAAACTAAAATTATAATGCTCCAACAAGCTGCAAAGAATCATCCGTCAAGGGTTAAATCGGTGGATGAAAATCACATCGCAATCTCCAAGGGGAAGGAGCTTGATGATGAGGGGGGGATGATTAAGAGTGAGCTTGAAACTATTGAGAGAGCAATTAAGTTAATGCGATCCATCGTCAAGAAGGATAACGCACAAGTTCCAGCCTGGGTTCAATCTAAGGTAACTAAGGCTGCAGATTATATTGACACCGCTGCAGACTATATGGCGGGAAACGATGAAGAATCTGTAGATGAGTCATTTAAAATAATTCAATCTTCCGGTCAACTTTATCATATTATTGTAAATTTTATGAGTAAAAATTATAGCATTAAAATTTACTTCCCAATGCAAAATAGACCATCCCAACAGGATGTAAATGATGCTGTTCAAAAAATATATCCTGGTGGGAAAACTCTGGCATACTATCCATGTGTTATGAGTTCTAATTCAAATTATTTGGTAGCTAAAGAAAATATTAGTTTTGATATACCAAAGGGAAGTGGTGCTCTGGGTAAAAGATCCGGTGAGCAATTACTAAGACTTAAAGGTAGTGGTTTAAATAATAATCAATTAAATCGGGAATTAGAAATTCGTGGAATTAGGCCAAGAGGTGTTGAACTTCCCCTAGCAAGTAGAGGAAAGGGTGGAAGTCCTTATGAACCATATACTGGCCCAGAAAAGAAAGGACCATATGTTCCAGCTCCACAAAAGCCTTCGAAGATGCAACTTGCTCACAATCAGATTGAAGGAGATCTAGTAGAATCTGACAATCATGCACTTGCAGCAAGATCAGTTGAAATTGAAACTGAAATGCGGAAGCGTTCAAAAAATTATTTGATAAATATTGGTATGATAGGAGAAGACAAATCTCCAGCTTGGCAGAGAAAGGCTGGTAAAAACCCAGAAGGTGGTTTAAACGACGAAGGTATTCGTTCATATAGAGCGCAAAATCCAGGATCAAAGCTTCAAAAGGCAGTTACAACCAAGCCATCCAAACTTAAGAAGGGGTCCACAGCAGCAAAACGAAGAAACTCTTTTTGTGATCGTATGTCTGGAATGAAGGAGAAACTTACTTCTGCTAAAACTGCAAGGGATCCAAATAGTAGAATCAACAAATCTCTCAGAAAATGGAACTGTTAATCTCATATGTCCGACAACATTTATCTTGGGAATCCTAATTTAAAAAAGGCAAATACGCCTATTGAATTTACTCAAGAGCAAATTTTTGAATTTATTGAGTGTAAAAAAGATCCGGTATATTTTGCAAAAAATTATGTACAGATTGTAAACGTTGATTATGGCTTAATACCATTTAAGATGTATAAGTTTCAAGAGAAACTTATTGAAAATTTTCATAATCATCGATTCAATATATGCAAAATGCCCAGACAAACGGGCAAATCTACAACTTGTATTTCATACTTACTACATTACGCCGTATTCAACGATAATGTTAATATCGGCATCCTTGCAAACAAAGCATCAACTGCACGAGAATTGTTAGAAAGGCTTCAAACAGCATACGAGAACCTTCCTAACTGGATGCAGCAAGGAATTTTATCATGGAACAAAGGTAGTTTAATGCTGGAAAATGGATCAAAAATTATCGCAGCTTCAACTTCTGCTTCAGCAGTACGAGGAATGTCCTTTAATATTATCTTTCTTGACGAGTTTGCATTTATCCCAAATCATATTGCAGATCAATTCTTCTCTTCTGTATATCCAACCATTTCTTCCGGAAAATCAACTAAAGTAATTATTGTTTCTACCCCAAAGGGTATGAATCACTTCTATCGTCTCTGGCATGACGCAGAACGTAAGAAGAATGAATATATCCCTACAGAGGTTCATTGGTCAGAAGTACCTGGTAGAGATGAGGCATGGAAGGCTCAGACAATTTCAAACACTTCAGCTCAACAATTTGCTCAAGAATTTGAATGTGAATTTTTAGGATCTGTTGACACACTCATTGCAGCATCAAAACTTAGATCCTTAGTATATGAAGATCCAATAAAATCTAATAAAGGATTGGACATTTATGAAGATCCCATTGAAGACCATAGCTATATCATGACAGTGGATGTTGCTAGAGGAATTGAACACGATTATTCAGCATTTATTGTATTTGATATTACAACATTTCCATATAAAATTGTATCAAAATATAGAAATAATGAGATTAAACCAATGTTACTTCCAGCAATTGTTGAGCAAGTAGCCACTGCATATAATAAATCATTTGTATTAGTTGAAATCAATGATATTGGAGATCAGGTTGCAGGTATTTTACACTTTGACTTAGAATATGACAATCTATTAATGTGTGCTATGAGGGGTAGGGCTGGACAAATGGTTGGTCAGGGATTTTCCGGAACCAAATCTCAGCTCGGTCTTAAGATGTCAAAGACTGTTAAAAAAATTGGGTGTTCAAATCTTAAAACTCTTGTGGAGGATGATAAGTTAATCTTTTCAGACTATGAGCTTATCAGTGAACTCACAACATTTATTCAAAAAAATCAGACATTTGCGGCTGAAGAGGGTTGTAATGATGACCTAGCAATGTGCCTGGTCATATTCTCATGGTTAGTTATACAACCATACTTCAAAGAAATGACGGACAATGATGTTCGTAAGAGAATATATGAAGAACAAAGAAATCAAATTGAACAGGATATGTCACCTTTTGGTTTTATAGTGGACGGTCTTGAAGGTGAAAATGTAATGATAGATGATAATACTGGAGATCGTTGGTTGGTAGTAGAAGGTGCTACACAAAATGCATATACTGAAAAATGGAATGTTGATGAATATGGAGACAAATCATATATGTGGGATTATCGTTAAAAACTACGGAATGTATAAATATTTGATAGGGCAAATGAAGATTTTAGAGGAATCAAAATGGCTTTAGGATTAGTTTCACCTGGTGTCAGAGTTAGAGAAGTCGATTTAACCAATGGTAGAGTCGGTTCATCGTCTCAAGTGGTTGGAGCAATTGCAGGTCCATTTGTAAGGGGTCCAGTAGAAGAACCAGTTTTAATTGAAAATGAACAACAATTAATTGAAGTTTTTGGCAAACCCGAGTTAAATAGTAATCAGTATGAATACTGGTATACTGCATCAAACTATCTCACTTATGGCGGAACCCTAAGAGTTGTAAGATGTGATGGTACTAATTTGGGGAATGCAAACTCCCCAGTAGGTAGTGCGTCATCACTAACCTCGGTAAAAATTAAAAATTATGATGATTACATATCTCAATCAACGGCATCTTGGCATTGGGCAGCTAAAACTCCAGGAACTTGGGCAAATGATGTCAAGGTCTGCGTTATCGACAATTTTGCCGATCAAACTTTAAGTGGAGTTGCTACTGGCATTACAACAAGCATCACTCAAGTATCTCTAGGATCAACTACAGTATCATTAGATGTTGTAGGTGATACTAACTTAGGAGTTACTACTGCAGGTTTCTTAGTTGGTGATGTAATTAGTGGTACATATATTTTAGCAAATACTACAATTTTAGGAATTGGCAATACCTCAATTACAATTTCTCAGGGAACTGTTAATACTGGTATTGCAACAACGAGCGTCTTAGCAGCATTTACCAGACCAACCCTAGTATCAACAACTAATGTTATTGTTGGAACAGCAGTAACACAATCAATTAGTGGTGGTATTGCAGGTATCGGCACCACTTCGGGTCTAAGTGGATATCTAAAGGGAATTGTGACTGGAGTTGGGGTTAGTGAAATTTATGTAAAAGTTCTCAGTCAAGTAAGTTCAACCGGAATTGAAACTGCAGCAAAGTATAGCTTATATTCTTTTACAGCATCTTCAGCAATTTCAATTGGAAATACTACAGCATCAAATGGAATTGGGGCACCAAATTCTCTCACATATCAAGCAAATGTACACCGGGTAACCGATTGGTATAATTCAAAAACTCTTGGATTAAATAACTCGATTGTTTATTGGAATTCTATTGCTCCTAAACCCGGAACTTCTGCATATGCATCTGCTAGAAGTTCTTCCAACGATGAGATGCACATTGTCGTTGTAGATGATTCTGGATCAGTGAGTGGAGTTAGTGGAAATATTTTAGAAAAGTGGATTGGGCTCTCAAAGGCTACGGATGCACAACTTTCCCCACAGGAGAAAGTATACTATAGAGATTATCTGGCGTCAAATTCAAACTATATCTATGGTGGTGCGGATCCAAACAGCCTCGCTGCAGTTGGATATGCAGGAACTGGAGGAAAGAACTGGAATCAGATAGCTCAAGGAGTTGATTTTAATGTATGTGGAGAAAGAACCTATAGACTACTTGGAGGAAACTCCTATGGTGGTAGAAGTTCTTCAGGATATATTACTCCAGAGTATAACCCAGAACTTGGTGATGTTATAAATTCTTATAAAATATTCAGCAATACTAGAGAATTTGATGTAAATTTCATGATGATGGGTTCGGGTTATGAAGATAAGCTCACAACTCAGGCAAAGGCAAACGAGCTGATTGCAATTGCATCAAACCGTAAGGATTGTATTGCAGTAATTTCACCACACAGATCGTCAGTTGTAAATATCACAAACACAACTACTCAGACAAATAATATAATTGGGTTCTTTGATGGTCTATCATCATCATCATATGCCGTATTTGATAGTGGTTATAAGTACATGTTTGATAGGTTCAACAACAAGTTTGTATATGTACCTATGAATGGTGACATTGCTGGTTGTATGTGTAGAACCACCTTAAATGATTTCCCATGGTTCTCCCCCGCAGGATCCAAGCGTGGTGTTATCAATGGTGCGGTTAAACTTGCATATAACCCATCTCAAGCACAAAGAGATGAGCTATACATCAGAAGAATTAACCCCGTAATATATTCGCCAGGATCTGGAATTATCCTATTTGGGGATAAGACCGGATTGGCACAAGCTTCGGCCTTTGACAGAATTAATGTTAGAAGATTGTTTATTTCTCTAGAATCTAGTATTGAATCTGCAGCTAGAGATCAACTATTTGAATTTAATGATTCAATCACAAGATCCAATTTTGTAAATATTGTTGAACCATATCTTCGTGATGTCCAAGCTAAGCGTGGTATTACTGACTTTATCGTAATTTGTGATGAAACCAATAACACACCAGATGTTATTGATTCTAATGAATTTAGGGCTGATATTTTTGTTAAGCCTGCTCGCAGCATTAACTTCATTGGTCTAACATTTGTTGCCACAAGAACAGGTGTTTCCTTTGAAGAAGTTGTTGGAAGAGTTTAATTAATATTATAAACATACTACTGGAGAAAACTAATGGCATCCTATCAACAAATTCCCAATTCTGGCAGTGAGGGAAGATTTTTAGACAATTTTAAGGGTAGATTATCTGGTGGTGGTGCTCGGCCCAATTTATTTGAAGTTGAAATTAAATTTCCAAGAATTGCCCTCCCAAATGGAGTTTCCGACTCCCAACTAACAGATAAGATTAAGTTCTTGGTAAAGTCTTCA